AATAGACCAACACCACCAACCGGGAATGTCCCTACAACTCCTGATGCACCGGTAGAGGCGCCAACTATGGCACGACCTGAAGGAGGAATGGATTTTGACTCTGAAGTATCTTCTATCGAAAGAGAATTAGGTGGGGGTCAAGAAACACCAGAAAAAGAAATACAATCATTAACTGGTAAATTAGGTCAAGCCTTAAGACAGGGAGAAGAATCTGACCTTGTTGACACTGAGTTAACAAAATATGTGGTAAATTCAGTTTTTTCTGCACTTAATTTAGGGGAGTTAACTGATGAAGATAAATTAGATATAATTAAGAAGGTTAAAAACGCTGGTACAGGAGAAGAAGAGTTTGGTTCCCCAGATATGCCAGAGATGCCAGATATGGGTGGAATGTCACCTGAGGAAGAAGAAGATACCGAAATGGAAATTGACGGACTCAAAACAGGTATGGATGATGAATTAGATATAGAGATGGATGATTTTGAAGATGAGATGATGGAGGATATGTTATATGGAGACGGTGAAGAAGGTGGTGGTCAGGATGACGGTTTAGCCAATTCACTAAGATCATTTGTGCAAAAAACAGTAGATTCATATATCGATAATAAGGGTATCTAAAATATAACTTATATGAAAAATCACCTTTGTTATATAAATAAGATGGGAGTAAACTATCGAGGTGAAAATCTATATGAGTTCATTTTTACTAATGAAGAAAAATTAACTGAGGTCGATGGGGAGTCTTGGGATAAGGTTCCTGCGGACGGACATCCCTCACCCCCAGAAACAACTTTTATTAAATCAGTTTATTCATTAACCACAAAAGAAATAACATTAAATGTTATTCAAGACTCCAACTATTTTGGAGTATATGACTCGGTAGATGGTATAATTGCTTTAGGCTGGGAGCACATTTCAGAAGACTTTGAGGGTATGGAAGTGATAAAGAGATTGGCGTTTCATTATGGTGAACCATTAGAATCCGTATCGGATAAACTTTATAGTAGAGATATACTCTTAACTCAGGTTAATAAAATTACAAGTGAACATCAAGAATAAATGGGTTATAGAGAGTTAAAATATTTACTTGAAGCTGATGAAGCCGGGGGACATAGAGTCCAAATAAAAAATTTAACCCAACAAATTAAAGACGCCAAGTCTGCGTTAAAGGATGCAAAATCAGGCGGAATGGAGGGTATACAAGATTTAGAAAAACAACTAACCTCTATCTACAAACAAATTGAAGATAAAAAGTTAGGAAATCATGAGAAGGAGGAAGTGAATTATTATACCACTATTGCAAATAATAAAGAAGAGTTATTATCTAAAGCTCGAGAAGACGCAGGAATGGTTCTACCTCCCGAAGAGGAACCAGGATGGACTATTTCCCCATGGTTAAATATTTCTGAAGCTGTTGATCCATGTGATGCCCAAACAAAACCTTTGAGGTCTCAACTAACTCAACTAAAAAAACAATTATCAACAGTAAAGTCTCAAGCGGAATTACAACAAACAGTCATAGCAAAAACGATTGCACTTAATAAGATAAACGCAGAAACAGCAAAGGCAACTAAAAATAAATCACAACAAACAGCAAAGGCAACAAATGCTTTTAATAGAAAAATAGATAACGCAAACAAGGCACTTAATAAAATGCCAGAAATAGAAGGGGTGGCAAGAATATCAGAACAAGAACAACCAACTCCTGATTGTAGTAAAGAACTAAAATCTCTAAATAACGAAATGTTAAACTTAAATAACTTGATTATGAAATACACACAGTTGGCGTCGGAACAACCCCCAACGCCGGAAGTAGACCCAGAAACAATAGCAGAAGATATTATGAATAGTTTACAAGGAGGGTACCCTGATGCAACAGGAGGAAGTAACTACACATTCCAAAGTAAAGGACCTTTAGGGTCGGAGCCAGAATTAGAAGATGAAGGGTTTACCACGTTTTATGGCGACTCAGATAACCACTGGTCGGGATATAATTTTGATAGTGGCGGTCCAGATCTTGGGGAAGACCCAGAAACTATGGAGGAAGAAAGATATAAAGTGAATTATAATGAAGATATACTCCAAGAGAAATTTGCAAGTAAGGACCAAATGAAGTATTTATATAGTAATGAACCTGAGGCGGCTAAGAAATTAGCATCAAAGATGACAAAGAAGGATTATAAGAAGTTACCAAAAAAGGTAAAGAAAAGTAAAAAGGAGGGCACAATGCGAGACTTTGATGATATAACAAATGAAGCTTCTTTCCCTGTATATCGATATTGTATACAAAAGAATACCGCTGAATGTGATAGTGCATGTGAGGATGGAAAAAAATGCACGAAAGTTTCCGACTGTGGAACTTCGGGTTGTTGTGAATGTAAAGTATCAAAAACAAAAAAGGTAAAGAAAAATAAAAAGGATGGTAGAATTAAAGAATTGCAGGTGTGGGGAGTCAACTCCAATCCAGGATTTGGTTTGGGTGAAGTTCCTAGAACTCCTATGTATAGTGATGTTCCTGGTCCCGCAGTTTCTAATACCATGGGAGGACTAACCTCAGAATCAAAAAAACCAAAAATGAAAAAAAGAAAACTGTTGGAATACCTTTCTGAATTGACCACAAGAAGTGGAAAAAATGGAAAAGTATATAAAAAGAAAGATTTAACTAAATCATCGGCTCCTTTTTCAGAAAAGGTTAAAAGTTTAGATGAGATTAAAAAAATAATTAATAAATCATTAAAAGAAGCACCAATAGATTATGGGGATAGACCAGAAAGGATTAGTCCTGATATTGAATCAAAGTTAGGTTCTCAGGAAACTCCTTTTGGTAAAGATTTCCCTGGATTTCCTAAAGTAGATGATGATTCTATAGTTAATAACTATGAAGAATTAATTGCTTCTGAAAGATTTAAGAATGTCGTTGATACTTTTAAGAGACATACTGGAATAGAAGGTAATGCCACTGATATGCAGAATCTAATGGGTTTACAGGGTATGATGATGCAGTCATTACAAAACACATTAAGAATAGAGGCAACACATAAACAAAAACTAGAAGAATTGGCAATAGAGATAGTAAAAAGAGATTCCAATGTACCTGAAGGGTCTTTACAATTTGATGTTGAACTTACTGGTATGCAAAAGTTAAGTAAGGATGATATGAGACAAAAACCTAAAAACCAAGAACAATCTTTGGAACAGGAGGAGGAAACTCTTGAACATATGGAGGAATTGGATCTTGAGGTCTCTAAGAGAAGGATGATTAATGCCATGATGCAAGGGTCGGCAAAGAAGTCTCTTTATCTCTATCATATGGTAAGTGAGGAACTAAACGAGATTGATCCGAGTCTTATAAATCTTTATGGGGTTGTTATTTCCGCTAATGATTTAATGTATTGGATTATGCCTGATATGATGATGGGTGGTGGTGGAGGTGAAGGGGCCCAGGTATTTGGAAAAGAAAAAATTGATCTCTCAACCAATCCCCCAACAATAGTAGCTAAAGGAATGACTTTTCCAGTATTAGTACATGAGTTACATAAAGGAGTTATGGAATATCTTTCTTTACATGGTTTACCTGGAGATAAAGAATTAAGGCAAAAAGTTATGGATAAAGCTGACTTTTTAGAAGATGAAATGTGGGACCTAAGATTAGGACCTGGTTTGTGGGAGAGATTTATTGATGCAATAGGGGCTAATGACTTCGACGTTAAAAATCACTTATATACTGAAATTATACAAATGCCAGCAAGAGAATTTTTAGATTTTATTAAAGAAATACAAAGTGGGAGTGATAAAGGTAAACAAAGGATGACAGATTTAGCAAATAAGATCAAAGAGGAGATTCAAAAAGATGAATATGAAGAGGCCACAGGTGAATACGAAGAAGACGACGATGCTCCGATTGCGGACATCCCTGGATTTGAAGGAACTATGGAAGATTTAGACGATATTAGTGTGAGTGACCTATTTCCTCAAGGTAGTGGTGGACCAGAAGACTCTTATGAACTGGATATAGATAGTATTCTAGATAAAATATCAGACTCGGGAATGGGATCCCTAAAACCAGAAGAACTCCAATTCTTAAAAGATCAGTCTAAGTAAACACTATTTATATGTGTTACTAAGTATCTTATATTTATAATATATGGATAACTTAAAGAACAAAAGTAAATTAGAAACTATGATGATATGGGCAAAGTGTAAAGCTGACCCTGCATACTTCATTGAGAATTATTTAGAGACTTTTGACAAAACTAAACAAACTTATGTCAAGTTTAGGCCGTTCCCCAAACAATTAGAAGCTATTCTTGCTTATAAAGATAATCGTTATAATATAGTATTGAAATATCGACAAGCGGGTATTTCTACATTAACAGCTGCTTATATTGTATGGTTAATTTCTTTTGCTAGTTCGGATAATCCAGAAAAAGTTCTAATTTTGGCCAATAAAAGAGAAACCGCGATGGAGTTTCTAAACAAAGCCAAAGTATTCCATTCCCAATTACCAAAATGGATATCGGTAGATATCGGAGACACAAATTCTAAACAACACGTTAGGTTTACCAATGGTTGTGAGATTAAGGCGGTTGCAACTTCAGCCGATGCCTTAAGGGGATATACTCCATCATTATTAATCTTAGATGAGGCTGCCTTTATTGAGGGAGGACAAGATGTTTGGGCAGCTTGTCAAGCATCACTTTCAACAGGAGGGGATGCTATCCTAGTATCAACACCAAATGGATACGACGCAATTTATCATACAACATATGAAGGGGCGAAAAAATCTGAAAATGATTTTAATATTGTTGAAATGAAATGGTATGAAGATCCCCGATTTAACAAAGGATTAAAGTGGGAAAAAAAGGATATGGAGGATATTATTGATGAATCTAATAATCTTGAGAACTATGCCAAATATGTACAAGAAGGGTACACCCCTACCGCTCCATGGTATTTAGAAATGATTAGACAAATGAATGGGAATATGAGATTGGTTAATCAGGAGATTAACTGTGACTTCCTAGGTTCTGGAGAAACTGTCATAGATAAAGAATGGATCGAGTTACAAGATAAAGAGAATAAAAGGGACCCTATAAGAAAGGAAGGGATTAATAGAGAGTTGTGGATATGGAAAGATCCAGAACCAGGAAAAAAATATGTAATGGGGGTTGATGTTTCTACGGGTCAATCTGACGACTTCAGTGCGTTTAGTGTTATTTGTTTAGATGGTGAAGAAGGTGAAGAACAAGTAGCAGAATATTATGGGAAATTACCTCCAGATGAGTTGGCTAATTTTGTGTGGCATGCAGGAACCAGATATAACGCCTATGTAGTGATTGATATTACAGGGGGGGTTGGGTTGCCAACATCATTAAAACTAAAAGAGATGGGGTATTCACAACTACATTACCCTAACGGAGATACTACTAAGAATCCAGGTTTTAATATTGACTCTAATAGAAGAATCGTAGTTAGTGAATTAGAGGAATCAGTTAGAACCAATAGGGTTAAAATTAGGTCCGAGAGAACTATTTCTGAGATGAGCACTTTTGTTTTTAGAAATGGTAGACCAGACCATATGGTTGGATATCACGATGATTTATTGTGGGCATTAGGGATGGGTGTGTATGTTGCAAACACCACATTTAAGGAGATAGAAAGAAATAAAAATAGGTCAGTGGCAATGATGGATAGTTGGATGACAACCACTAGTGAGAACGCTCATATACAGAGCACAAAACCTAGACAAGAAAGAGAATTATCGTCGACAACCTTTGCAACAACTGATCAAAGAAATGATAGATTCCCAGACCCTATGGATCCTTTTAGACCAATGGACGCAAATGTAGGGCCAGAAATTTATAAAAACTATGGATGGTTGTTTGGTGGAATGGGAAGAAAAAGGTTATAGGGTTTAACTTCTCTAATTTTTAGTTTATTATTAATACTAGATATTTATATTACAAACAACAATTAAATGGCAGAACAAGACTTAACATTATATCAGAGACTACAACAAGTTTTTGGCGGAGGGACCACTAGACAACAGGTACCACCTAACTATAATATTGATCCTAGTAAAATACTATTAAAAACACCAAATAAAGGAGAATTTGATCAACAAAAGTTACAAGCCCAACAAACGGCGTTCTTACGTAATCAGTGGAATAAAGTAGATAGCGAACTTTATAATCAAGCAATATATTATGAGACGACTAGACTAGCGTCTTTTTATGATTTTGAGTCTATGGAATTTACTCCAGAAATAGCAGCGGCTCTTGACATTTATGCAGAAGAAAGTTGTACTCCTGATGAACAGGGTAAACTAATCACTGTTGAATCAGAATCCTCTAGAATAAAAGACATTCTAACTAATTTATTTACTAAAGTCTTAGATTTACATGCTGTTCTACCAGCATGGACAAGAAATACATGTAAATATGGAGATAATTTTGTTTACCTTAAAATTGACCCAAAACTTGGTGTTATCGGAGCATCCCAACTACCTAATATTGAAATCGAAAGAAAAGACGAAAGTAGCTATTTAACGTCTAGAAAGGCCGGTACTTATGGGGTAGAGGGAGAAGACGAAAAAGATAAAAACATAAAATTCGAATGGAGAAATAAGAGTATGTCTTTTAATGCTTGGGAAATTGCGCATTTTAGACTTTTAGGTGACGATAGAAGATTACCATATGGTACATCTTTATTGGAAAAAGTAAGAAGAATATGGAAACAGTTATTATTATCGGAAGATGCTATGATGATTTATCGTGTGACTCGTGCACCTGAAAGAAGAGTATTTAAGATTAATGTGGGTAATATTGATGATCAAGATGTACAAGCTTACGTACAAAAAATTGCAAACAATTTCAAAAGGACTCATGCAATTGACCAAAATACAGGACAAGCAGATTTAAGATATAATGCATTAGCAGTTGATCAAGACTTTTTCGTACCTGTTAGAAATGATGGGGCCGCTAATCCAATCGAGACACTACCCGGAGCAGGTAACTTAGACCAAATCGCGGATATAGAATACATCCAGAAAAAAATGTTATCGGCTTTAAGAATACCAAAACCATTTTTAGGTTTTGATGAACCATCGGGGGAAGGTAAAAATCTAGCTTTACAAGATATAAGATTTGCTAGGACAATAAATAGAATACAACAGTCAATGATTCAGGAGTTAAATAAGATTGCGATAATACATTTATATATCTTAGGTTTTGAGGACGAATTAGAAAATTTTACATTAAGACTACAAAATCCGTCCACACAAGCAGAAATGTTAAAAATCGAACAATTCCAATCCAAAGTGGCCCTATATCGAGATTCAGTTTCAGACGCTGGAAATGGTTTTGCGGCAACATCTATGACATGGGCTAAGAAAAATATCTTAGGGTTTAGTGATGACGATATAATTCTTGATTTGGAGAGACAAAGAATGGAGAAAGCTGCGGCAGCGGAAATGGAAAATACAGCTGAAGTGATTAAGAAAACTGGTATCTTTAGTGATATTGATAGATTATATGGTGAGGAAGCAGAAGGTGAAGAACCAACGGAAGGAGGTGAAGAAGGAACGAAAGGTGATCTAGAAGTAACACCGGAACCACCATCACCACCAACACCACCAGGTGGAGAAGATGTAATGATGGAAAAAGACAGGTCAAATCACCACAAATTAGTTGATACTGTTAAGATTGACACAGTTGTCCAACCTTCTTTTACTAAAAGTAGATTAATAAAAGAAGATATCGAAGGACTACAGAAGAATTTAGATAAACTTTTAGAATAGTTTTATATTTATTATAAAACGTTTAAGTATGAAAAATTTCGGA